TTATAACAGAGTCTTCAGTGTATAGAGCATTTCGATAGCTTGACGCGGCGTCATGTTGTCCAGGTCCAGCTTTCCGAGCTTCTCGATGGCCGGATGCGGCAGGCTGGCAAACAGGTCGCTCTGGTGCGGTACGGCAGGTGCACCTTGCTGCAAGACAGGAGTTTCATGGGGCAGGCTGGCAGTTTCCAGTCGGCCCAGGTGTTCACGGGCACGCTGGATCACCGGTGACGGTACGCCAGCCAGTTGCGCTACCGCCAAGCCGTAGCTCTGGCTGGCAGGGCCGGGCAGCACGTGGTGCAGGAATACGATACGTTCGTTGTGCTCGGTGGCGTTCAGGTGCACGTTGGCCACCAGCGGTTCGCTCTCTGGCAATACCGTCAGCTCGAAGTAATGCGTGGCGAACAGGGTGTAGGCACGCAATTGCGCCAGACGCTCGGCAGCGGCCCAGGCCAGCGACAGGCCGTCGAAGGTACTGGTGCCGCGACCGACTTCATCCATCAGCACCAGGCTACGCTCGGTGGCGTTGTGCAGGATGTTGGCGGTTTCGCTCATCTCGACCATGAAGGTCGAGCGGCCGCCGGCCAAGTCATCGCTGGAACCGATGCGGGTGAAGATGCGGTCGACCAGCGACAGCTCACAGGCCGCGGCCGGAACGAAGCTGCCGATATGCGCCATCAGCACGATCAGTGCGGTCTGGCGCATGTAGGTGGATTTACCGCCCATGTTCGGACCGGTGATCACCAGCATCCGGGTGTTGTCATCCAGCGCCAGGTCGTTGGCCACGAATGGCGTGGTCAGTACCTGCTCGACCACCGGGTGACGGCCCTGGGTAATACGCATGCACGGTTCGTCGACGAAGCTTGGGCAGTTCAGGTCCAGGTTCAGTGCACGCTCGGCCAGGTTGCTCAGCACATCCAGCTCAGCCAGGGCTGCGGCGGTGTCCTGCAACGGCGCCAGGTGACCGATCAGGTTCTCCAGCAAGGCGTCATAGAGCATCTTCTCGCGGGCAAGTGCGCGGCTCTTGGCCGATAGCGCCTTGTCTTCGAAGGTTTTCAGCTCCGGGGTGATGAAGCGCTCGGCGCCCTTGAGGGTCTGGCGCCGGATGTAATCAGCGGGCGCCTGTTCGGCCTGTTTGCTTGGCAGCTCGATGAAGTAGCCGTGCACACGGTTGTAGCCGACCTTGAGGTTGGCCAGGCCCGTGCGGGCTTTCTCGCGGGCTTCCAGATCGATCAGGAACTGCCCGGCGTTTTCGCTCATGGCCAGCAGCTCGTCCAGCTCGCTGTCGTAGCCGGTCTTGAGCACGCCGCCGTCGCGGATGACCGCCGGCGGGTTGTCGATGATGGCTTTGGCCAGCAGGTCGGCAAGCTCCGGGTAGGTCCCGGCGATGGCGGCCAGGCGCGCCAGGTGCGGCGCCTCAAGCTCGGCCATGGCGTTCTGCAGTTCAGGCAGGGCGCCGAGGGCATCGCGCAGGCGCGCCAGGTCCCGCGGACGGGCGTTGCGCAGGCCAATACGGGCGAGGATGCGCTCGATGTCGCCGATTTCCTTCAACTGCGGTTGCAGCTTCTCGAAGCGGTAGCCGTCGAGCAGGCAACGAATCGAGCCCTGACGCGCCTGCAGCACTTTCAGGTCGCGCAGCGGGCGGTTCAGCCAACGGGTCAGCAGGCGGCTGCCCATGGCGGTCTGGCAACGGTCGATTACCGATTGCAGGGTGTTGTCGCGGCCGCCGGCCAGGTTCACATCCAGCTCGAGGTTGCGCCGGCTGGCGCCGTCGAGCACCACGGTGTCGTCCAGGCGCTCATGCTTGAGGCTGCGCAGGTGGGGCAGGGCGGTACGCTGGGTTTCCTTGGCGTAACCGAGCAGGCAGCCGGCGGCGCCAATGGCCAGGGTCAGCTTCTCGCAGCCAAACCCCTTGAGGTCCTGGGTAGCGAACTGCTGGCAAAGGCTTTTGCGTGCCGAATCGCGGTCAAAATCCCACGGCGCACGGCGACGTGCGCCACGGCGTTTCTCCGCTGGCAGGCCCTGGGGCCAATCGTCGGGGATCAGCAACTCGACCGGATTGATGCGCTCGAGCTCGGCCAGCAGGTTTTCCCAGCCCTTGATCTCGAGCACGCTGAAGTTGCCACTGGTGATGTCCAGCACAGCCAGGCCGAACAGGCGCTCGTCACCCAGCACGGCGGCGATCAGGTTGTCGCGGCGCTCGTCGAGCAGCGCTTCGTCACTGACCGTACCCGGGGTAATGATGCGCACTACCTGGCGCTCCACCGGGCCCTTGCTGGTGGCCGGGTCGCCGATCTGCTCGCAGATCACCACCGACTCGCCCAGCTTCACCAGCTTGGCCAGGTAGCCCTCGGCTGCGTGGTAGGGGATGCCACACATGGGAATCGACTGGCCCGCCGACTGCCCGCGGGCGGTCAGGGTGATGTCCAGGAGTTTTGCGGCCTTCTTCGCGTCTTCGTAGAAGATCTCGTAGAAGTCGCCCATGCGGTAGAACATCAGCTGGTCCGGGTGCTGGTTTTTCAGCTTCCAGTACTGCTGCATCATCGGGGTGTGTGCGGAAAGATCGCTCATTGCAAAAACTTGGCTCGCAGTGTCGTTGTAGACCAAAGGCAAGCGGGCAATGGTACAGGGATTTTGCCTGGGCTGCCGAGGGCAAACGGGCGGGCGCGACCATTTGTCCGTGCATATTCATGCATTACAGTGTTTGCATTCTATTCAAGCTCCCGGCATTATGCATTTTATGCAAAAACGCAACGTAGCATCCGTCCTCAGAGCACTGCTCGATCGCCACGGTCTCTCCCCCACGGAGCTGCACCGGCGTACCGGCGTGCCGCAATCCACCCTGTCGCGTATTCTCAGCGAGAAAATCGTCGACCCGTCCGATAAACACGTGTCGAAGATCGCCGAGTACTTCGGCGTGAGCACCGACCAGTTGCGCGGTCGCGCCGAGCTCGGCGAAAGCCGTGAAGCCGCGCCTGGCCGCAGTCATGCAGAGTTGCACGATATCAGCCTGTGGGATGACGACACCCCGGTCGAGGACGACGAGGTGTCCATTCCGTTTCTTCGCGAGGTCGAGTTGGCAGCAGGATCAGGAAGATTCGTCATCGAAGAAAGCGAGAAGGCCAGCCTGCGCTTCGGCAAGCGCAGCCTGCGCCACAACGGCGTGCAGTTCGATCAGGCCAAGTGCGTGACGGTGCGCGGCAACAGCATGTTGCCGGTACTGCGTGACGGCGCCACGGTCGGCGTCAACGCCGGTAAAAGTGGCATCGGCGACATCGTCGACGGCGACCTGTACGCCATCAACCATAACGGCCAGTTGCGGGTAAAGCAGCTCTATCGCCTGCCTACCGGCATTCGCCTGCGCAGCTTCAATCGCGACGAGCACCCGGATGAAGACTACAGCTTCCAGCAGATGCAGGAGGAGCAGATCAGCATCCTCGGGCATGTGTTCTGGTGGGGTATGTACGCCCGCTGAGTAGTCCACGTCCTCAGAAAAGCCCGCTTCGGCGGGTTTTTTTTCGCCTGCAGGAAATCGGTCCAGCCCAGGTAGATCAAGCCTTACATGCATAGATGCATTTTCCTGCGCATAAATACTTCCACAAATGCATTGACTGTATATGCATCAATGCATAATCTTTGTCTCAAGCCGGTCGACACCGGCAGTGACAAAGGCAGCGATGAACAGGCCTGAACTGTTCAGAGGGTTGGCAACTGGCCCGGGTGTGCAGCGTAAAGCACCAGAAGCAGTTATCCGGCGGGCAGGTGGCCGCGGCCGGAAGAACAATTTGAAGCGGAGTCGCCCAGCGCACCAGTCGTGGCGGGCGGTTCGACAACGCATTACTGAAAAGCCTGGGGAGGCCGGGCTTTTTGGAATGCCGAGCGATCGGTTCTACCCAATACGCTGCTGGCACGATGCCGAGCAGCTTCAGTTTTGAAAGGGAATTTTTTATGGCGCTAGAGCTAGCGACGACCATTATTTACGGCGACGGGTCAGTTGAATTTATCAGTCTGAACCCTGGTCAGGTACGCGGCAGTATTCTCGGTAACTACCCGATGGGTAATCCCATGCTGGGAGCTGTTATTGGCATCGAAAATGATTACAAAGCTGCGCACGCTAACCTGGAGATCAACCTGCAGAAAGAACTCGACCTGTTGTCCAGTCAGTTTCCACCGCTGGCCGATACTGCGGCCGTCGTCGTGCTGGAACGGCAAGTGTCGGTCATCAATACGTTGCTGATTAAAAAGAATAGTGAGCTGCAAACGGAATTGAAGGCGGTTAAAAGTAGCTACAGTATCGGTAAGCTGATGGCTACTTATAACGCAACGCTTCTCAATGAACAGGTCGCCAGCCTGCTGGAGCGTCAGGGTAAACTAAATGCCGAAATCACTCGGCAACATGCGGCTATCGAAGCCCAGCGAAAAGCGCAGGAAGCAGCTCGAGTACAGGCTGAAGCAAAGCGAAAAGCCGAAGAAGCCAAACGCCTGGCTGACGAGAAAGCCAAGGCAGAGGTTGATTACAAGGCAGCGCTAAAGTTTACCGCAGATTTTTATAAGGACTTGGCGCAGAAACTGGGTGGGCAGCTAGCCGGGCAAGCTCAAGCATTGGCAGCGAGTGCCCAGGGTAAGCGCATTGGCAATGCTAAGGAGGCCATGGCGGCGTTCGAGAAATATAAAGACGCGTTGAACAAGAAGTTTAGTGTCAAGGATCGACAGGCTATTGCCAAGGCATTGGATTCGCTGAACAAGGAGCAAATGGCGAAAAACCTGAAGCAGTTCAGCAAGGCCTTCGGTTATGTCGGTAAAGCCATTGATTACGCCGACCTGCTGACAGAAATCAAGAAAAGCTACACGACGGGAGAGTGGAGTAACACTTTTCTAAAAGTGGAAACACTTTTTGCTGGCAGCGCCGCAAGTGCATTACTTGCCGTTGTTTTTGGGGCAGCCGCTTCGACGGCGATGGGCGCGGTTGCCTTTGCATTGTTAATGGCGATGACCGGTGCGTACATCGATGAGGCGCTGGTCAAGAAGTTCAACGATGCGGTCATCGCGCTGTGAAGGCCGCAAGCATACAGGCGGCTAACGCAGGCTACCTTTTTATTAGCAGGTAGATAAAGTAAGCGCCGCCTAAGGGAATCGCTGTCGCCATGCAGGCGAAATAAAACAGCGCAAAAAGGCCATTTTTAGCCGGCGTCTCTATGAATAATCCACGGCTCCAGAATTCCGGCGTTGAAAACCTGAGAAAGAATCGTTCGATCAGCTTTCTCGAGAATGGGAACAGCACCAGGCTTGCACTGGCAGCCAGGAAATACAACAGGTTTTCCTCTGCTGAAAATGAGTTGTCGTACATCCAGACTGCTGTCCCTATTGTGCACAGGCCTAGGGCGAGCAGGACGTTCTTGAAATAGTAGTTTTTTTCCATGGCGATTCAGGTGATTCAAATAATTGGATTGTATGTGGCGGGTAAAACGGTATTTCGAGTTTTCGCTATAGCGATGTATTCGCTGAATCTCTTTTCAGCCAATGCTGAGCCTTGTCGTGAGCCACGGCGCCTGCTCTTTCAGACGCTAATCGATAGATGAACTTTACCCGTTTTTACCTCGCAGGGGGGTAACGGTACAAAAAAGCCGCTGGCAAGCTGCCGAGCGGAACTACCAAGGAGACAGGACAGTGACAAACGAGCAACAGACGTTGCTGGAAATGCCGATCTGGCTGGTGATCGTCCTGGCCTTGCTGGGCGGCCTTTCCGGAGAGATGTGGCGCGCGGACAAGGCCGGTGCCCGAGGTTGGGCGCTTTTTCGGCGCCTGTTATTGCGCTCGGGGGCCTGCATGGTCTGCGGCGTGTCCACGGTGATGCTGCTGTACGCCAGCGGCATGTCGATCTGGAGCGCCAGCGCTTTTGGTTGCCTCACCGCCATGGCCGGCGCCGATGTCGCCATTGGCCTTTATGAGCGATGGGCGGCCCGGCGGCTGGGCATCGAGACGCAATCGCCAAACATGGAGAGCCCTGGCAACAAGGAGTGAGGCGATGAATCAGGTTTTTGCCGACGCGGACAGCTGCATCACGGACAGCACAGATGCTTTGCGTGCTAGGGTTGGCAAAGAATTGCCCAGTCTTGAAAGGAATCCCATGCCTTCGGTGTTCTCTCAGATCACATCGCAGCCACCCAAATCACAGATCAAGATTTACTGCATGCTGGTAGTCGTCACGTCGTTGTTTGCAGTTTTATCCATGAGCAGCATTCAGGGCTATACCACGCCGAATCCTCTTCAAATGCAAGGCCTGGAAGGCCGGCTGACGGGGTGGTCCGAGGTGTGGAACTATGATCAATCGCTGATGCGCATGGGGGTAAGGTTCAGACTGCCGGGTGAACGCGAAGACCAGCGGCGGACTGTGTATGTGCCTAAAGATATTTTGCAATCCTCGCAACTGTCTGAAAAGGCGAACGTAGCGTTGCTGGTCGAGCGCATATCCGAGGACGTGATTGTTCGTGAAATGCACTCGCTCGACGGTCGGTTGCTGTTTGATGACAGCCTGCTCAAGCATGTTGTATCGGTTGGCGATGAGCGCGCGCAACGCGGGCTGGTAGTTTCCGTGCTGATGGCTGTGCTGAGTCTGCTGGCGGCTGTGGTGACTTGGTGGCGACACTTGAGAGCCCCGACGGATCACGCGACTACCCACTAGTCCCTTATCCAATGCACCTGGTTTCAACAGGTGCCTCGTGCCGCAACATCAAGGCACAACTCCCTCAAACCGACCGAGCGATGGCGCACGGATTTCGTGTGCCTGACGATAATGTTGCCGAGGAGCGCAGGTGAACGAATTAACGACGTTGCACGAGGCCATTACCGCGACTATCAAGGCCGCTATGCCTCAACTTGAAACCGTTGCAGCCTATACCGCAGCGGATCAGAACACGGCGCTTCCTGCGCTGTATCACGCTATAACCGGTTCTAAGCCCGCAGCAGATCCAGGCGATGGCCGCTGTTGCATCCTGGCAAGCTTCGAAGCACGCATCCTGGTTGATGCCGGTGTTGCGCCGGCACCGCTGTTGGTGACTGCCCTGGCAATGCAGTTGACCATTTTGTTGCGCCAGCAGTTCTGGCAAATGGACTTTGTCGAGGCTGCCAAAAATGTCCAGGCGTCGGTAGTCCAACCTGCAGCAGACTCGACTTCACCAATCAGTTGGCGGGTGCAGTGGGAGCAGGTGCTGTATCTGGGGGCCGAGCAATGGCCATGGCCCGTTGAACCGGGCCCGCTGGCCTTTGCCTTCAGCCCCGATACCGGTGCGGGCTTTGAAGCGGATTACCAATCGCCGGAGGATATGCAATGAGCTACGCCAGCGCCATGCACGACCGCATGCTCGCCGGCCTGGTGATTCCCTGCCGGGTGGTCGCTGTTGACCTTGCCGCCGCTCGAGTGCGAGTGGCCGACGGCGCCGGCTGGACCAGCGCCTGGTTGCGCTGGCACAGCCAGGCCGCTGGCAAGGTGCGCCACTGGCGTGCGCCCAGCCTAAACGAGCAAGGGGTGTTGATCAGCCCGAGCGGTGAACCTGCACAAGGCACTTTCGTGCCTGGCCTGTACGGCAACGCCGGGGCGCCAGCGGACAATCGCGAGCATGTCGAGGTCTGGCGCTTCGACGATGGTGGCTCGCTGGTCTACGACTGGCAGGCCCGCAGCTACAGCATCGAGCTCCCCAGCGGTACCGTCAACATCAAGGTTGGCAGCAGCTCTGCAGTGGTAACGGATCAGGCCATCACCGCGAATGCTGCGAGTATCACCCTGACTGGCGAGGTGCACATCAACGGACCCCTGCGGGTAACCGGCGACATCCTCGGCGGCGGTAAGATCATCGACACCGGCGGCAACACCGCCAATCACAAACACTGAAAACCGGCCCGCCCACTGCGGGCTTTTTTACGCCTGGAGAACATCAATGATCGGCATGGATCGCCGGAGCGGCCAGCCGTTATCCGGCATTGCACATTTGCGCCAGTCCATCGAAGACATCCTCACTACGCCACTGGGCAGCCGGCGCATGCGCCCGGAATACGGCAGCAAGCTGCGCCGCTTCGTCGACTTGCCGGTCAACGAAGGCTGGAAAAGCGCGGTGCAGGCGGAGGTGGCGCGCGCACTGGGCCGTTGGGAGCCACGACTGAAGCTGGAGCGGGTCCGAGTAACGGCAGTGGTGGGCGGGCAGATCACTCTGCAACTGAGCGGACAGTACCAGGGCGCCAACCAGACTTTGGAGGTGACGGCATGAGTAGTGTGGATCTTTCGGCGCTGCCCGCGCCGCAGGTTCTGGAAGACCTCGATTTCGAGGAACTCTTCCAGGCTGACCTGGCGACCTTCCGGTCGCATATGGGCGACAACTGGGACGCCGCAGTCGAAAGCGACCCGGTGAACAAACTGTTGGAAGTCGGCGCCTACCGCAAGCTGCTCAACCGCGCACGGGTCAACGATGCCGCCAAGGCACTGTTGCTGGCTTATGCGCAGGGTTCCGATCTGGATCAACTGGCGGCCAATGTACAACTGCAGCGCCTGGTGGTGCAGGCTCAGGACACCAGCACGGTGCCGCCAACGCAGCTGGTGCTCGAGGAAGACGACGCCCTGCGTGAGCGAGTGCAGCTGGTCTATGAAGGGCTGACCACGGCGGGTCCGCGCAACAGTTACATCCTGCATGCCCGCAACGCTTCCGGCCTGGTGGCCGATGCCAGCGCCGAAAGCCCGTCGCCGGCCCAGGTGGTGGTGACGGTGCTGGCGCTCGAAGGCGATGGCAGCGCCACAGCTGCGCTGCTGGACACCGTGCGGCTCAAGCTCAATGACGATGACGTGCGCCCGGTGGGCGACCGCCTGACGGTACAAGGTGCGCAGATCTTGCGCTACCGCATCGATGCCATGGTGCACATGAGCGGCAGCGGCCCGGAGGTTGAAGCGACGCTTGCCGAGTGCAAAAGCCGGCTGCAAGCCTGGGTCAATCCGCGCCGGCGCCTGGGCGCTCAAGTTGCCCGTTCCGGCGTGGACGCCCAGTTGCATATCAACGGCGTCAGCCGAGTCGACCTGAACAACTGGACCGACATCCGCCCGACCCAGGCGCAAGCGGCCTGGTGCGAAGGGATCACCGTGACGCGAGGAAGCTGACATGGACAGTCTGCTCCCGCTCAACAGTACCGATCTCGAACAGGCCATCGAAGCCGCCGGCTTTGAAACCACCGAAGTCCCCCTGCGTGCGCTGTACAACCCCGACACCTGTCCGGCGCACCTGCTGCATCAGTTGGCCTGGGCCTGGTCGGTGGATCGCTGGGATGAAACCTGGCCGGAGGCAATCAAGCGTTCGGTGATCCGCTCGGCGTTCTATGTGCATGCGCACAAAGGGACCATTGGCGCGTTGCGCCGGGTGGTGGAGCCGCTGGGTTACCTGATCGACGTGGAGGAGTGGTGGCAGACGCTACCGCAAGGTGTGCCGGGCACCTTTGCCCTTCAGGTCGGGGTGCTGGAGAACGGAATCTCCGAGGCAATGTACCTGGAACTGACCCGGCTGATCGATGACGCCAAGCCGGTCAGCCGCCACCTGACGGGGCTTGCGATCACGCTCGCCAGCAGTGGCTATCTGCGCCTGGGAATAAGCCTTTCTGAAGGCGATGAAATCGACATTTTTCCGCCGACCTCTCGCGACATTGAAGTCAGCGGCAGCTATGGCCTTGTGGGCCGTGAACACCAAATTGAAACCCTGGACGTGTACTCATGACTGACCAGACAAGCCAGTTCTTCGCCATCCTGACTGCGGTGGGGGAGGCCAAGCAGGCCAACGCCAACGCCCTGGGCGTGCCGTGGAGCTTTGCGCAAATGGGGGTTGGTGATGCCAACCTGACCGACCCGATCCCATCGAGGGATCAGAAAAAGCTCATCAACGAACGCCGCAGGGCGCCGCTCAACCAGGTCAAAGTGGATCCGGAAAACGCCAGCGTCATCATCGCGGAACAAGTGATACCGCCGGATGTGGGTGGCTGGTGGATTCGGGAAATTGGTCTGTATGACGCAGACGGTGATCTAGTTGCGGTAGCTAACTGTGCGCCAAGTTTCAAACCGTTGCTCAGTCAGGGAACCGGCAAGACGCAGGTAGTTCGGCTTAACATCGTTGTCACTAGCGCGACAAACGTTGAACTGAAGGTCGATCCTTCAGTGGTGTTGGCAACTCGTGAGTATGTTGATGCATCCTTACTTAACGTATTGCCTCGAAATCGTCCGGCAGGTACCTATACCAAGGTACAGATCAACGAGCGTGGAGTTGTAGTAGCGGGTGCCAATCCGAGCACTCTGGCAGGATTCGGTATCACCGATGCGATGGCCAAGGATGCCGGTGGTTTGATGACTTATGCTCCAGGCGTGGATGGCAAGATTTACCTCTTGCCCGGTAGTCAGTTCTTCTCTGCTGTGCCGCAAACCGCTGACCGCCCCTCAGGCGTTGATTACGGTACAGGGGTACATATCAAGTTCCCGGACGGATTGACCGGATTTGATCTGCTTTCTGGTACCAGTACAGAATGGTACGGCGTCCGTCAATTCTCGGGGGCGGGAGCAGGCGCGTGGCGTGTGCTCTGGCACAGCGCAAACTTTGACCCGAGCAGCAAAGCTGACAAGTCTGCATTGGTCGTCCCTGTCGTATCGGTGAATGCTTCAAAAACGCTCACTGCAGCAGAGTTGGGGCTGGTGCTGGTGGATGCAACAGCGTCATCGGTGACCCTTACTTTGCCGGCCGCCAATGCAGCGCTCGGGGTTCGGGATGTAATGGTTCGCCGCGTGGATGGGGCGCAGACCACGCTGCTGATCAGGGCCGCGGGCTCAGACAAGATCAAGTTTCACACCCATTTGCGTGCTGAGGGTTATCAGTTCTTCCAGTTGTTGGGGGCTGGCGATTTCTGGCACCTTCGCAGCGATGGTGCGTGTAATTGGTACCCCATCAGCCGCCTCGACGATTCACCGCTTGGCCGAGTATTCATCGAGACTGCGATAGTGCTGGCACCTGGGGGCTATGGTGCCCCAGATGGAACTATCTACAGTCGTAGCAGCTGGCCTTGGTTGTGGGACTTCGCGCAGCAATCCGGAATGTTGGTGGCCGATAGTGCTCGTGCCGGGATGGAAGGGTGCTGGACCACTGGCGATGGTAGCAGCACCTTCCGTTGCCCCGACGTACGTGGTGAACATCCCCGCTTCCTTGACTCTGGTCGGGGCATTGATGTGGGACGGATACCGGGGAGTTGGGTGCCTGACCAGGTCAAGGCGCATAGCCATTCCTACAATGTGGCCTCGGCTAACACCGGCAGCGGTGGCACGCAAAATCCGATTCCTACCGATACTCCTGGGACCACCAAGCAGACAAATATGTCAGGTGGCGAGGAAAACCGCGTGCGCACCATTGCGTTCCCTGCGCGCATGAAACTGATTTAAGGCCATCCAGCCAATACCTTTCTGCATGAAGGACCGTGCTCACCTGGTTGGTCAGCTTAACTCACCCCCAAAAGCCCCGCACCGCCGGGGCTTTTTCTTACCCGCAAAAAACCTTCTGAAGGCTCCGCACCGCGGGGCCTTCGCATTTCTGGAGACTTAATATGAGTGGATTCTTCCACGGCGTTACCGTAACCAACGTCGACACCGGCGCACGTACCATCGCGCTGCCTTCTTCCTCGATCATCGGCTTGGTCGACACCTTCACCGAAGGCCCGGGCGCAAGTGCCAAGGCTAACGACCTGGTGCTGATCACCAGCGAGCGTGAAGCCGTCGCCGCCTTCGGCGCCGACTCGGCAATCACCCGCGCTTGCCAGGCGATCTACAGCCGCGCCAAAGCGGTGATCGTCGCGTGCGGCGTGGCCAAGCTCGAAGAAGAGGCCGAGCAGACCTCGGCCATCATCGGCGGCGTGCTGGCCGACGGCAAACGCACCGGCCTGCAGGCGCTGCTGGACGGCAAAAGCCGTTTCAACGCCCAGCCTCGCCTGCTGGTGACGCCAAAGCACAGCGCCACCCTGGCGGTCGGTACTGCCCTGGTGGCCCTGGCCGACAAGCTGCGCGGCCTGGCCATTATCGATGGCCCGAACACCACCGACGAGGCAGCCATTGCCTACGCCGAGAACTTCGGCGCCAAGCGTGCCTACCTGGTCGACCCGGGCGTGCAGTACTGGGACACCGGCAAGAGCGCCACTCTCGATGCCCCGGCGTCGGCCTGGGTCGCCGGCCTGTTTGCCTGGACCGACAGCGAATACGGTTTCTGGGCCTCGCCGTCGAACAAGGAGTTCGTCGGCATCACTGGTACCAGCCGCTCGATCGAGTACCTGGATGGCGATGCCACCTGCCGGGCCAACCTGCTCAACAACGCCAACATCACCACCGTGATCCGTGATGACGGCTTCCGTCTGTGGGGCAACCGCACCCTGAGCAGCGACCCTAAGTGGACCTTCGTCACCCGCGTGCGGACCATGGACATCGTCATGGACGCGATCCTCTACGGCCACAAGTGGGCGGTGGACCGCTCGATCACCGCGACCTACGTCAAGGACGTGACCGAAGGCCTGCAGGCGTTCATGCGTGATCTGAAAGCCCAGGGCGCAATCATCAATTTCGAAGTGTTCGCCGACCCCGAGCTGAACACCGCCAGCCAGCTGGAGCAGGGCAAGGTGTACTGGAACATCCGTTTCACCGATGTGCCGCCCGCCGAGAACCCGAATTTCCGAGTCGAGGTCACCAACCAGTGGTTGACCGAAGTCCTCGACCAAGCCGTTTAAGGAGCAATAACCATGGCAATGATTCCCGAAACCCTGGCGAACCTGAACCTGTTCGTCGATGGCGTCAGCTTTCAAGGCGACGTCCCCAGCCTGACCCTGCCCAAGCTCACCCTGAAGATGGAGGAGCACCGTGCCGGCGGCATGGACATGGCGATCGAAATCGACCAGGGCATGGAGAAGCAGGAAGCCGGCTTCGTCACCACTGGCGTGCGCCGTGAGTCGCTGAAGTTCTTCGGCCTGGCCGACGGCTCGGCCTTCAACGGCACCTTCCGCGGTGCTTTCAAGGGCCTCAAAGGCAAGATCACCCCGGTCATCGTCACCCTGCGTGGCGCGCTGAAAGAAGTCGACATGGGCGACTGGAAGCCGGGCGACAAGGCCGAGATCAAGCACAACGTGGCCGTGACCTACTACAAGCTCGAAGTCGACGGCCGCCTGGTCTACGAGATCGATCCGCTGGGCATGAAGCGCGTCATCAATGGCGTCGACCAGCTCGCCGCCCAACGTTCGGCCCTGGGCTTGTAAGGAGGCGACATGACTCAAACCGCGAAAATGCCGAGCTGGCTGAATGTCAGTGCCGAACGTGTCGTCGTTCAACTGAGCAAAGCCAGTGAGGCCAACGGCATGCAGGTTGACAGCCTGTCGCTGCGTGCACCCACCGTGCGCGACATCCGCACCGCCCAGTCGGCGGCCAGTGGCGATGATGAGCAGCGCGAGCTGAACCTGTTTGCCTCCCTGGCCGAGGTCGGGGTCAAGGACCTCGAAGGGTTGTCGCTCAAGGACTATGGCCGCTTGCAGGTGGGCTATTTTCGTCTGGTGCAAGACGACGAGCTTTGATCCCGGGTTGCAGAAGGCGGCGGCAAAGCGGCTCGCCAAAGAGCTGAACTTTACCGCCGCCGAAATCATGACCATGTCGTTTAGCGACATGGTCTGGTGGCTCACGGATTGAGCAGATAGCCCATGCATAGGGGGATCAGATGGCGAGCAAACTGGCGTTTGAGCTGGTAATCGGTGCCGCCGTCAACCCGACGGTAGGTACCGTTTTAAACGCGGTCGAAGACCGTATCAAAGACCTTGAGCAACGCGGCCGCAACGCCTCGCTGCTCAAGGACGCTGTTGGCGAGGCCATACGCTTGCGTCAGCAATGGAAGCAGGCTCACGACAGTGGTTCGGCGTCTGCTGCAGGATTGCTGCGCAAGCTGGAGCGAAACCTCGACAGTTTGCGGGCCCAGGGCGTACAGGTCGGCAAACTGGGCAAGGAGTACCAGCGGCTGGGGCGCACGGCCAGGAGCGCCGAGTTGCAAGCCAGGGGGCATCAACAAGTGGCTGAGGGCAAGGAAAGCCTGAAGTCAAATGTTGACCGCGCCACCACTGTCGTTCGCGCGGTGGCGATACCGACCAAGATCAGCGCGGACTTTCAATCGATAGTGCGCGATATCGCGATCAAGGCCGGGGTGGCTGGCAAACCGCAGGAAGCGCAGCTGGCCCGCACCTTCATCCAGACTTCGCAAACCACCGGCATGGCCCGCAACGACGTTGCCAACCTGGTCAAAAGCCTGGTGGACAATGGCATGCAAGCGGACAAGGCGCAGGCCTATGCACCGCTTGCGGCCAAGTTCGCTGTCGGTCAGGGCGTGAGTGGAGCGGATACTGCAGCGATCATCACGGCACTGCAGAACAGTGCCGGGATCACCACCCCCAAGATTATGGAGCAGGCGCTGCAAGTGATCGCGGTGCAGAGCAAGGCCGGCGGCTTTGAAGCCGTCGACATGGCCAAATCTTTTGCACCCTTGCTGGGCAAAATGGGCACCTTGGGGACTACCGGTCTGGCTGCCGTCAGCCAGGTGGGGGCGATGTTGCAGGTGCAGCGCAGCACGACTGGTAATTCAGATGATGCTGCAGGCAACCTCAACAGCTGGATGTCAGGCATCTACTCCCAGGACACGGTATCGGCCTACACCAAAGCCGGCATTGATTATCAGGGATCGATGAACACCGGGCTGCAGAAGGGCATGTCGGCGCTGGAGTCGAGCTTTGACCTGGCCCGGCGGTACCTCGAACTGACCAGCCCGGAAAAGGCCAGAAAGATGGCCACGGCCACTGAACAGATCAGCAAGGAGGCTGATCCGCAGACGGCCAGGACCCTGCTCAACGCCCTGGAGCAAAGTTTGCGTACCGGCAATACCTTTGCCGATGCACAAACCAGTGCTGCGCTGATGGCCTTTACTCAGAACCAGGCATTGTACAAGCAGATGCGTGATGCCAAGCCCAAGGAAGGCGAAGGGCTTGACCATGACCTGCAAATGCGTCGGCAAACCTCGACGGTGATCTGGAACGAAGCAATCGGCGCACTCGATGATTCGCTGCGCAGCATCGGCGATGCCATCCGGCCGCTCACCGATACGACGGCCAGGGTCATCACTTCCGTTGCCCAGGCCTTCACCACGCTGACAGACAAGTCGCAATCGCTGGTGCTGGGTATCGCCCTTGTCGGTGGTGCCGTGTCGGTGCTGCTCACGGCGTTGAGCGCGGTCAAGATTGGCCGGGGCGCGCTGAACATCGGTCGTGGTGTACTCAACGCAGGTGGTGTAGGAGGCCGTCCGCTTGAGGGTGGCCAAGGCAAGGCATCGGGATTGATGAAGATCGGTCTCAAGGTGCTGGGCGTAGAGACGCAGAAGAATGCCCAAGGCGTTTTGGTTGTCAACGAGCCGCTGAACGTGTTCGTGGTCAATGCCGGTGACTTTCTCGGTGGTTCAGGAGGGCAGGGAGGCCGTCGCGTTCGCCGTGCGCCGCGTGACCAGAAACGATCTGGGAGGAGGACCGGAAACAGGGGCAGCCTTGCAGGGTATTCGGGGCCACCCGCGCCGATATCCCTCAAGGGTTTCACTTCTCGGGGCGGTACTGCGAGTATGTTCAGGGCGGTGAGCAAGGCCGCTCCCCTGGTCAAGCGCTTGCCGGGCGGGTCTGTTATCGACGCTGGCTTGAGGATTGTTGACACGTATCGCAATGCGCGCACGACCGCACAGAAGGCCAGGGGTTATGGCAGTGCTGCCGGCGGTTTCGGCGGTGCACTGGCCGGCGCCGCTGCGGGTGCGGCGCTGGGCTCGGTGGTACCTGTACTGGGGACTGCCGTGGGCGGGGCAATTGGCGCAATGCTCGGAGGTATGGGCGGCGAAGACCTCGGTGGCTGGCTGGGCAAGCGCCTGTTCGGCGCTGGCGAAAAGCCTGTTCAGGTAGCTGGGAGCGATACCAAAGAGGCATCGGCTGTCGCTGTACCGGGTGAGGTCGTGCGCTCGCTGGCGGAGCCGTCACCTGCAGCACAAACACTGTCCAGCCTCGCCAGTTCTACTGTGCAGAGCCCGGCGCCAGCACCGCAGATCAATCAGCAGTTTACCTTCTCGCCGAACATGCCGATCACCGTCCAGGGTGGATTGAGTGATCCCGCGCAGTTCGCCATGAACGTCGAGGCTATTGTCCGTCGCCAGTTCGACGAGCTGATCCGCCAGGCCACCAGCCGTCAGCTGTACGACGTTCCTCATGTTGCTTAAGGAGGTGCCATGACCTACATGGACCAGTTGCAATCCGGGCTTGGCGCCCTGGTGGCAGCAGGCGAAGCAGGGCGGCGCAGCGCGGACGGAATGCTGGCGCCGGTCAAGGAGGCCGCCGCCGAATTCATCGGTGCCGCCGCCGAGCTCGAGACGCTACCCTTTGTCGGGCCCGCCATTGGTGCGAAGCTGCAGCGCAGTCTGCGCGCTATCAATAAGGCCCAGGCCACTGTCGACCAGGCGTTGGCAAAATACGACCGGGCCGTGGCGGTGGTGGCGCAGGTGCGTGACGGCGTCGCCACGGTGAAGACCCAGATAGGCCGGGTCAGCGCCGCGATCAACCGGGTGGCGGGCAAGATCAGCCCGTCCCTGGCCAATATCCTGCCGACCAGCAGCTTCGCCCCCGAAGTGACGCCGGCGGCAGAAGCGGTCAAGCCGTTTCCACATTTGCTGATTGTGCAACCACTCAAGCCCGAATCGCCCGCTTACTACTTCAACCTCGACACCGCCGCGTTCGATGAACTGCGCCGCCAGAGCAGCTTTCGCTGGGCCGGGCAGGAGCGTCTGACGCGCAGCACCGCCCAACAAGCAGTGGGCTTGGGTGACGAGAAAATCAGCATCAAAGGGGCGATCTTCCCAGGCTTCAAGGGCGGGCTCGGCCAGTTGCAGGCGCTGCGCAGTATCGGCCGGCAATTGCAGCCGCTAACCCTCACCAGCGGTTACGGTGAGGTCCTGGGCACCTGGTGCCTGACGGGCGTCGATGAAGACCAGAGCAATCTGCTTGCTGGCGGTATTCCGCGAAAACAAGGTTTCTCACTGGAGTTTGTGAGCTATGGCGACGACCTGCAGAACCGCTGAAGGCGATGTGCTCGACACCTTGTGTCAACACTACTACGGCCACCTGAACGGCACTGTCGAGGCCGTGCTGGCCGCCAACCAGGGCCTGGCCGAGCAGATCCAGCCGTTTCGTGTCGGGGTACAGATCCTGCTGCCGGAGCTGCCTGCGGCGAGCGACGCTACGGTGCAGCTGTGGGATTGACGCTTGTCGATAACCGTTATCACCAGACCCCGCCGCGTGCGGGGTCATTCATTTCTGGAGACTGAACCATGCAGCCAGTGTTTCGTCTTGTTGCCGATGGCAAGGACATCACCGAGCTGATCAACGACCGCTTGCTGTCCTTGCGTACCTCGGACAAGCCTGGAATGGAGTCCGACGAGTTCGAGCTGCGCATTGACGACCGCGATGGCGCGGTGACGCTGCCGGCAAGGGGGGCAATGATCGAAGTGCACCTGGGCTATGCGGGCCAGGTATTGACGCGCCTGGGGCGCTATACGGTGGATGAGATCGAGCTGTCCGGCCCCCCTGACAGTATTGTCATTCGTGGCAAGGCCAGCGACATGCGCGGTACCGGCAAGAGCATCCGCAGCGGTAGCTGGGAGGATGTGCCGCTGCAGCAGATCGTGCGTGACGTTGCCGCGCGCAATGGCTGGCAGCCGGTTTGCCCAGTGAGCACTCGGGTGCCAAGGGTGGATCAGCTCAACGAGTCGGACTTCAACTTCATCACCCGCCTGGCAAGGCAGTACGATTGCACGGCCAAGATCGGCGACGGCAAGTTGCTGGTGCTGTCGCGTCAGGCCGGGAAGAGCGCCAGCGGGCAAACCCTGGGCGTCGTTACCATCCACCGTCGCGATGTGAGTCGCTGGCAGATTCGCTTGGCGGACAAGGGCACGCACAAGGCCGTGCAGACCCGGCATCAGGACCCCAAAAGTGGCGAGCTGAGGACTGTCGAGCTGGGCAATGATGCCTCGCCCGCCGGGCTGCAGCCCGTGCATAGCGACCGCCATCTCTATCCCAACAAACCTGCCGCCGAACAGGCTGCCAAGGCGCGCCTGGCGGCGTTCAACCGCAGCACTGCCAATGTGCGGCTGGAAATGGCCGGACGCACCGACCTGTTTGCCGAGCGCCTGATCCTGACCCAGGGCTTCAAGGAGGGGCTGGACGGCGAGTACCTGATCGAGTCGGTCGAACACACCTTCAGTTCCAGTGGCTGGGCAACCTCGGTCGACTGCAACGGCGGCAACAAAGGCAAAGCCAAGGCCAAGGGCAAGCAAGCCAAGAACCGGCCGGGGCTGCGCACGGTCCAGTTGCAGCCCCTTTGAACCCCAAGGATGAGGAACCCTACATGACGCTGGAGCAACTTGCTGCCGTGTTCCCCAACGCCCGCCTGAATGCGGGCGTTTTTCTACCTGCCTTGAACCTCGCCATGGCCCGTTGGGATATCGATACCCCACGGCGCAAGGCGGCTTTTCTCGCCCAGGTCGGCCATGAGTCCGGCCAGTTGCGCTATGTAAAAGAGCTGGGCAACGACCGCTACCTGGCGCGCTATGACACCGGCACCCTGGCCCTGCGCCTGGGCAATACCCCGGAGGCTGACGGCGACGGCCAGCTGTATTGCGGCCGCGGCCTGATCCAGGTCACCGGGCGCAACAACTACCGGGCCTGCAGCATGGCTCTGTTTGGCGACGAGCGCCTGCTCAAGCAGCCGCAATTGCTCGAGAAGCCGCAATGGGCAGCCGAGTCGGCGGCCTGGTTCTGGCACTCGCGCGGCCTCAATCAACTGGCTGACCGCGGCGAGTTCAACCGTATCACCCGGCATATCAATGGCGGGCTCAATGGCCTGGAGGATCGTCTGAATCTCTGGGCGCGAGCCCGTGAGGTGCTGTGTTGAGCCGTGTGCAGCTTGGGGCGTTTTTGCTGTTGACGCTGCTGGCCTGTGCGCTGACCTGGCAGGTCCAGGGCTGGCGCATGGGGCGGCAGTTGGCGGAGCAATCGGCGCAGCATGAGCAAGAGTGGCAAGCCCAGGCTGAATCCGCTGCCGCGCAACTGGTCGCCGAACGCCTGCAACACCAGGGGCTGGTGCTGCGGCTCCAGATCAGTGAGCAACAACATTATCAGGAGCTACTCGATGTCCAACAGACTCAGGCACGCCTGCGTGATCGCCTGGCTACTGCTGACCTGCGGCTGTCAGTCCTGGTCGAGCGCGACGCGGCCGGTTGTCCCGGTCTGCCTGGCGCCCCCGGCGCCGGCAGCGTGGATCATGACCCCGTACGCGCCCGACTTGACCCGGCGCATGCTCAACGAATTATCGCCATCACCGACGACGGTGATCGCGGACTGATCGCCTTGCGTGCTTGCCAGGCCTACGTGCGCGGGCAGGTGCGCTGAGCGCACATTTGTTTTATGACGTTTCAACGAAAAGGACTTTGTAATGGGTGAAAAAAATATTGTTGTCGATCGCGGCATCCCACCAGGCAACAGCGGTAACGGCAGTGGTGCCGGTAGTGGTGGGATACTCGGTGGTTTCTGGGGTAGCGGTGACATCAGCAGCGTGGTCGGTTCCGTTTCGGTATCGATCGATGGCGTCAGCAAAACCGGCGGTCCGGCGTTCAATGGCGCGGTAGTGTTCAATGCCACTATCGTCGAATCGGTGTTGTCTGGGGACGGCTGGCCCAGTATCGACGCCTACTACGACCTTGGCATTGGGGTCTGGGGCATTCTTCCGTACCAGATCCTCGAGGTGCGCGACGAAGTTCGCGACAGTTTCGTGCGCAAGGAGCGCAGCCTGCCGGAAACCCTGGACGCCGAGCAAAAAGCCGCTGAAGCCGCTGCTGGCAGTGATGCAGCCCTGAGTCAGGCGCAAAAGCTCGAACGCTCCATCGGTGCGCTGAAAGGGATGATGGCCAAACGCGATGAGCTGATCAAATTCAACCGCTTGCGCCTGTCCACATCACCCGGCAGCGAGCTGCTCGAGCGCAACATCGACAAGATGGTCGCTGATCTGAAAACCCTCGACGACGAACAGATCCCACCTGCCATTGACCAGGTACTGGACGTGCTCAGCGCAGGCCTGAGCCTGCACGTTGACCTGAGTGCCAACGCGATGCTGCAGGAGAAACTCGACAAACTGCAGGCACAAGCGCGCGAAGTAGCCGAGCAAGAGGCGTACAAAAGCGCACTGACTTTCGCCAGTGATGTCGGCAAGGAAGTCTCCAGCCGTTTCGGTACGCAGATGGGCAAGGCTGCAGATGAGTTGAAGCAGGGTATCGCTGGCAAGACGGTCAAAAGCTACGACCAAGCTATGCAGGCGTTTGAAAAACTCACGCGCAACCCGGGTTTCAAGATGAACCAGAAGGACACCGCTGCCATTGCCCAGGCCCTCAATGCACTGGATGTGGCAACCTATGCCGACAACGCTCAGCGCTTGGGCAAGGCGTTTGGTGTAACGGGTAAAGTGATCCAGGCAACGACGCTGGCGCAGAAGGCGGCAGACGGTTTCAGCAGCGGCGAATGGAAGCCGTTTTTTCTCGAGCTTCAAAGCGTCGCCGTGAGCACCCTGGTGGGGGCCGCCGCTGGCGCTGTGCTGGGTGCTGGCCTGGCGCTGGTGCTGGCTCCCGGTTTGGCCGCGGGTGCGGGTATCATTGCCACCGGGGTGATTCTGGCTGCCGTGTCGTCCTATATCGATGCGCAAGCGATGGAGTCATTCAACCAGATGGTGCTCAATGCCGTAGCACCCTGACGAACAAATGTAGGGGCGGATTGAAGGATGAATAGGCTGAAAGGGAACGAGCAGCAGCGTGCCTACCTGCATATCCCCTATCTGCTGGTTGCCTTCAGCCTGATACCGATCCTGCTGCTGGCCTGGCGGGTACCTGCCGAGGCACATGAGGGCTTCTACTTCGAGCTTGACCGATTTCTCGATGGCTGCCTGTTCGGCCAGGTGGGGGTTTGGTCGTCGCTGTTCCCGCTGACGGCCAAGGCCATCGGCAATTACATTGCCGTGGCGGCTCCGGTTTTTTCCTTGTGGATCACGGTAGGTATCATGAGGCGATCGCGGCTGCAGCCGTCGGCGCCTCCCCAGGTCTCGCCCGGAAAATATGCCTTGATCGCCCTGGGCTGTGTGCTGCTGGATGCTTTTCTGATCTACCAGAACTATTTTACCTTCACCGACTTTGCCACTCACTCGAGGAAGTTTCGCTTTTTCGGGTTGAGCGTGGTGTTGTTTCCGTTTGTCGCGATGCTGTCACTGCTGGCGTTCTACGTGATGACATTTTTCAGTTACAACCTGCTGTTTCGCTTCCCGCGCGAGGTACTGGCGCGGCGCAAGCATCGGCACTGAACAAGGAGCTTGGC